AAAGAACCAGAAGAAGCACCGACAGATGAACTTTTGGACAACAGTAAATAATTCTTCATTTATTCTTCCTGAGATCCCTAATTTCCATCCTATAGCTGACCGCTATGAGTATCGAGATTTTTGGAAACAGGAAAAGAGAAGAATGATTGAGGGGCATTGGGAATCTGGTAAATGGATTCCCGGCCCTTTATATTATTACATTAACTTCCATAATATTCTTGTAGAAGATCCTAAGACTTTGGCTCAGAGACCTGGTCAACCTTGGTTACGTGATATAGATTGGGAACTCTTCTTAATATACGAAGAGTGCAGAGGGTTCTCAGGATTTTCTGATGATACTGAAAAAACATGTAACAGATTCTTAGGACCTGAAAGAGCGTCTATAGAAGAAATGGGTATGATGCCTCAGTATTTATCACTAGGTGTAATTAGAGAAGAAGACTTAAAAAAAGAATATGTACCTGCTAGACATTACCTAAGATCCATTCATGATAAAAACCTAGGCAAGCCTTTATATCAGAATTCTGCAAAGAACCTTATATCTATTCAAGCCCGTGGTGGAGGTAAGTCTTATGCATCTGCAGGGATTGCAGCACATAACTGGTTAACAGGAGGTGCTATTGATTATGATGAGTACTTAAAAGCTAAAAGAGATAAAAAACCACTTACGTCTGATACTATTATTGGAGCTATAGACTCTAAGTGGTCTGCTCCTCTTTTAGATAAAATACTGTTTGGTTTAAATAATCTACCTGGCGAATTTGAGTATGAGTCTTCTGTATTCCCTAGCCCACTATTTAAGTCTTGGGCTGGTTCAAAAAAAGAAGGATCGTTTCTTAAAAACGTAGACGGATCTTATCTATATCATAGGACATTTAGAAACAATCCTCTTGCAGGTAACGCAGGTCGTCCTAACTTAGTAATGCTTGATGAGATTGGTTTCTTTGATATACTAGTAGAAACAATCGGTGCATTAGAAGGATCTGAAGCATCTAAAATGTTTAAGCGCCAAGTCATTTGGATGTTAGGTACAGGAGGTTATACCCAAGGAGGGTCTGTATTATTTGCAGAAAATGTATTCCGTAATCCAGACCAATACAACTGTGTAGCATTTGATGATACATTCGAGTCTAGAGGTACTATAGGATATTTTGTACCTGTAACACAGACTCGTAATAAACATAAGAAAGGTCCTAATCTCATTACAGATAATAACTCTGCAATGCTTGAGGAGGACGTAAATAGAAGTAAAAAACGAAAAGATCTTACTAGGTATCAAGTACATATAATTAATAACCCGATCTTACCTTCAGAGGCATTCCTTGTAACAGAAGGTACAAGGTTCCCAACCGTATTATTAAAAGACCAACTGTCAGAAGTATTAGGAGGAAAAAAGAAAAGATTTCTAGATGCTACCTATAAAGGCTGGATAAAGTTTGATGAAAAAGAAAAGACATATTTTGAAACAGTACAGGATCAGGTACCTATACGTTCTTTTCCATTAGACAGGACTGAGAAAAAACAAGGACTAATAGAGCTTTTTCAAAAGCCTAAAATGAATGATGAAGATGAGATAGATTCTAGACGATACATAGCAGGCATTGACGTTGTAGATAAAGCAAAAGCTACTACAGATTCTCTACCTTCTATTATAGTATTTGATAGACTAACTCGAACTATTGTAGCAGAATACACAGGACGTACTGATGACCCAAAGTTTTTCTACGAGGTATGTAGACGATTGTTAATGTATTATAAAGCTACAGGAATGTACGAGCAAAACTTTATTGGACTATTTAATTATTTTGTTCAGAATAACTGTACGTACTTATTAGCAGAAACACCTTATCAGCTTAGAAACTCTGATACATATAAAGTAGGAAGTAATACGTCAAAAGGAATTTATAACTCTGGTAGAATTAATGATACCGGGTTAGACTATATTAACTCTTGGCTTATGGGCCCTATCTCTCCCAACAATGATAACCTTGTTTTAAGCACAGTATTATCCCCTTCTATATTAAAGGAATTAATTAGATGGAACCCGAAAGGAAACTTTGATAGAGTTTCTGCGTTAATTATGTTATTCTGGTATGATGAGACGATGCATAAGGCTAAAAGAGAAGAAACAGAGCAAAGAAATACGTTTTTAGAGAACAAATACTTTACAAAACGTGGAACAGGTACTAGAAGAAGATTTTTTTGATTAATTTTGCAACATGGCTTATACAGGACAAACTAATGAGAACATTAAACATACTGGTTACAACTTTCCCAACCAAAAAGTATCAGACTCTAAAAAAAATGAAAAGTGGTACAAGAAGTGTGTTGACTTTGCAGAAGGTCTAGTAGGGAGTAACGAGTATTACAGAGGAGAATTTGGTAATAAAACTGAAAACTATAATCTTAGAGCAAATGTTATCAATGTAGAAAACTTTGAAAAATATATTAATCCAGCACAACTAGATCTAGATAGTTTTCCTGCTAAATTTCAACATGTTGGTATAGGTAATGCTAAGATTGATTTACTAATAGGAGACTATATTTCTAGAAAAAGAGAGTTTAAGGTTTATATATCAGGTAAAGACGAAGACTCTAATACTAGAAAAGAAGAAGAATTAAAAGAAAAGTTATTTGAAAAGACTTTAGCTATTCTAGCTAAGAAGCCTGATGAGCAAACTGTACAGAAAGAAGTAGAAAAGGTTAAGCAATTTATGACCTATGATTACCAAGACCTTGCAGAAAAAACAGCTAACCTTATTTTAACAAGAGAGTATAAAGAGAATAACTTTGAGTTTTTATTTCGTAGAACATTTGAAGATCTTTTAGTAGCTGGAGAACAGGTTATACAGTGTGACGTTTTAGGAGGTAAGCCAGTTATGAGAAGAATTGATCCTCGTAATGTCTTTACCATGGGAGGCGGCTCTTCATTGTATTTACATGAAAAAGACATTATTGTAATCTACCAGTACCGTTCTTTAGGACAGATCTTAGATGATTATTGGGATAAGCTTACAGATAAAGATGTAAAGATATTAGAAGAGAAAAACAATTACCGTGCTGACGCTTCTTCGTCTAACAACGGAAACTTAGCTACTTTAGTATCTAACACTGGACAAATTACTGGACCAGACAATGGTTCTACAACTGATGATAATATCAAACTTGTTTCTCCTGACAGTGTTCAGAAGCATGCTTTTGGAGGAGATATTAATGAAAGAGGAGAGATTAGAGAGGTTACAGTATATTGGAGATCTAGACGTAAGATAGGAAAGCTTACATATATAGATGAGCTAGGCGACGAGCAGATTACATATGTGAATGAGTACTACAAGCCTGTTACAGAAGAAGGCGAGGTTGTAAAATACATGTGGGTTAATGAATGGCTACGTGGTACTAAGATTGGCCCAAACATTTATACAATGATGGAGCCTGTATCGCACAGCTCTAAATCTATGACTAATCTTTCATCAGGTACTCCACCTATTATAGGTATGAGTACTAATACAAACGGCTACAAGGTGCAATCCTGTATGGACTTGCTTAAGCCTTTTGACTATGCTTATGATATTGGCTTTTGGAAACGAGAACTTGAGATAGCTACATTTAAAGGAACAGCCACAGCCGTAAACACAGCTTTAATTCCATCCGGTTGGGACCCAGCAGAGTGGTTACAATATACTGCAGTTGATAAGATAATGTTTCTTGACCCTACTCAAGAGGTACTGAAAGGGCCAGCTCAAGGAAAAGCAGCGGGTGCTTTTAATACCTTTATTACTCAAGAAGTTTCTATGGGCGCTAACCAAGCTGGTATTCAAATGTTAACTAACTACCTTGCTAACATTGAAGCTACCATGGGTAAGATAGCAGGTGTACAAGGGGCCAGGGAGGGAGAGATTGGTACTCGTGAGGCTGTAAGAAATGTACAAGCAGAAATTACTCAGTTTGCTAAAGTAACAGAACGTTGGTTCCAACTTGACTCTGAATTTCGTAGATTAGTACTTTCTAAATATTTAGAGGCATGTAAAATTGCATATAAGGATAACCCACAAAGAGGATCATTTTTACTTGATGATCTAGGCCAAGAGTTTGTACAACAGTATAGCGAGTTCTCAGAGACTGAGTTTGATATTCATGTAAGTGATTCTAATAGCGATACTCAGTTATTTAATGACTTAAGACAGTTAGCACAGGCAGCTATCCAAAACGGTAACGCACAAATAGCAGATCTTGTATCTATATATACGTCAGGCTCTTCTCAGAATATTGCACGTAAATTAAAAGACTCATCAGAGCGTATGGCTCAGCAGCAAAAAGAAGCGCAACAGCAACAGCAGCAGTCAGCTCAACAGATGAAGCAAATGGAGATGCAAGACAATCAAGCTGAACGTGAGTTTAAAGCTATGGAGAAACAAAAGGATAGAGAGTCTCAAGAAAGAATAGCAGAAATGAGATCTGACGCAATGTCTTTAAGAGGAGATGCAGATAGAGACGGTATACCAGATATGCTAGAAGTAGAAAAAGCAAGACAAAAAGGTATGATAGACAGCAAAAAGTTAGAATTAGAACAAAGAAAGCAGTCTGAAAACGAAAGAAACAACAGAGTAAAAGAAGAATTGAGTAGGAATAAACAAAAACAATAGGGAAAAACCATAGGCCTTGAGAGAATCTGTGTAAACCTATTAGAAAGTTTGTGTTTAGTATATTAATTTTGTAAACGAATAATAAAGAGCTATGGCTACAAATCCATTTGAAGGAGTTCAGTTGGTTACACCAAATACACCAACAGAAAACTCCGATGAAACAACACCAACAGAAGAGACTCCTAAACAAGAGTCTTCTTCAACTGTCCCTCCAGGAATCATTGATCTTACAGGTCTTGAAGATGAGAGACCGTTCCTTGAAAAAGTTAGAAAAGAATCTACAGGTACATTTACTACTGAAGATCCCTCAGAAGCTAATGCTACTAGTAACGGCGAGCCAGACACTGTCTACTCTGCTTTAGTTAAAGAACTTCAAGATAAGGGTATCTTAGAGACTAAAGACGGAATAAGAGTTGAGTCGGCAGATGATCTTGCTGCTCTTTTTGATGAAACCCTTAATTCTCGTTTAGAAGAGAATGTAAACGGATTCGTACAAAACTTCTCAGGACATAAAAAAATGTTCTTAGAAATTGAAGATGCATTCGATGACGAGCTTGTAGCAATGCGAGTTGCTAGAGACATTGAGTATTACAATCAAGTAACTCCTGATGTTCTTGATGCTGAAGAAAGTGTTCAAAAAGATATTTTTTCAAGGTATCTTAGAGCTAAGGGCATGAATGCAAGTGAGATCGCAGAGTCTCTTGAGGAGGCAACTACTCTTGCTAAGCTTAGTGAGAAAGCACAAACAGCATTGCCTCAGTTAAAAGCACAGGCGCAACAGTTTGTTGCAACTAAAAGAAAGGAAAAAGAAGAACGTGTACAACGGCAAACAGAGAAAGAAGAAGAATCTTTTAAAACTCTGATTAACTCTGTAGATGGGCTAAACGAAATCCTACCAGGGGTCGAACTAACTACTCGTCATAAAACTGCTATGAAAAAAGCAATGACAGATGTAGCTTATACCGATCCAAATTCAGGAGCGCAGTTCACTGAGTTGGGGCATAAACAAAATAGTAATCCCCAAGGATTTGAAAAACTTATTCAATTCTATAATATACTTGGTCTTTTCAATACTGATAGAGAAGGAAACTTTAAGCCAGACATGGCCAAGGTTTCTAAAATGTCAGAAAAGCAAGTAAAGCGTAAATTGGATGAACTAATAAGAGAACAACAACAAACCTCTATACCGGGTCAAAAAAGTTCTGCTGGTACAAAGCTGAACCTTTCATTCTGGGATGAAGCGTTTGGTGAATAAATAACAATTTAATTAACCTAATTTTTGTAAAAATGCAAAAACTTTTCAACACTCAACTTTATCGTCCGAAGGATTTTAAAGGCCTGATTGCTGACAATCACTTTTACGAGTTGTACCAGCAGAGACCTCAACTCCTTGACAAAGCGATTCAGCAAATTTATCAAACGAACCTACAAGGTTCAATGGTAAACTTCGTTAACCGATTCCCAGAAATGGAAGTAGAATTGGAAAATGGATTCTACCAATGGATGCTTAAAGGTCAAGAAGACAAAAATGTACCTCTTGTGGATATCACAGATGAAGGCGGTACTACTTTAACAGGAGCACAAGGTTCCAACCGTCAAAGAGTTCGTCTTGTATTCTCTGAACCAATGTTCGAAAGAACTAACGTTCTTAAAGGAGAGACTGACGATTATCACTTCCTTGTAAAAGAAGTACATGAAGAGGGATCTAGATACTCATATGAATGTGAGCTTCTAAATGATGACCTTAACATTTCATTCGTAGTTGGACAAGATATCTCTGTAGGAGATCGTTTCTCTAAGTTTTACGATCTTGTACCTGGTACTCTTTCTTACGAAGGTGCTGAGCCTTACTTTACTTCTCCATTCAAAATGCAGAACCGTCTGTCTATGTGCAGAATGCAGTACAAAGTACCTGGTTCAAGTATTGAGAAAGGACAGAATGAACCATTAGAGTTCCCATTCATGTACAGAGGTCAGACTGAGTCTGTATGGATTAACTACATTGATCTTGTAGTAATGTATCAAGCTGAAGAAATGATGGCTCGTGCGTCTTTATATGGTAAGAAAAACTGGACAGTTGATTCAGGTTACCTAAACAATGATGACGTAAATGGATTCGAAATAGGTGCAGGTTCTGGTTTCTTCGAGCAAATTGCTCCAGCTAACCGTCACTTGTATAATACTTTTGATCTTGATTACTTAATGGAAGTTGCTCTTGATATGTCTATTGGTAAGATAGGTAGAGGAGATCGTCACTTACACATCATTACTGGTGAGAGAGGTGCTATCGAAATCCACAAGCAAATCCAACAAAAAGCTAACGGCGATTCTATCTATAGCAATGTTACTACTGGTAACCCTGCTTATGGTACTGGAGCTGCTAACAATACAGGAGCAATCAACCCAATGAGTTTTGGATACCAGTTCGTAGAGTATAACTACTACAACGGTATTAAATTAACTGTTGAGATTGCTGACTTTATGGATGATGATGTTTACTTCCCTAAGCGTCACCCAGAAGGTGCTGGTATTGCTGAGTCACACAGAATGATCGTAATGGGCTTCGGCGAATCTGCAGAAGTTTACAAAGTTCGTCCAAAAGGGCGTGACGATATTTACGCTTACATTGCTGGTCTTCGTGATCCATTTACTGCAGGTGGTAAAGGTAAAACTTCTCCTAAGATGGTATCTTCACCAATTGACGGATATGAAGTACACTCTGCTAAGTTCGGCGGATTGGTAATGAAAGATCCTACTAAGGTTCTTGACTTCCAGTTGAACGTATCTTAATACTAACTAACAGGAGGGGGAGTAAAATCTCCCTCCTTTTATACTTTTTATCATGTTGAAAAAAAAGAAAATGTCTGGAGGTCCTAAGAAAACAATGGGTCCTGGAGGTAAAGCTAAAAAAGCTAATAGACAAAGAACTAGAGCTATTAATAAAATGGACAAAGCTACAACGCTTTATAATAAAGGAACAGAAAATAAAAAATCTACATCGGAAACGGCTAAAGAGTTTGGCGTAGGCCAACAAGTTAGAGCCGAAAGGAAAGGAAACAAAGCAAAAGACCTTTTAACTAAGTCTAGAAAAACTGCTACTAAAAATAATCTAACCTTTGGATCTAACAACCTTTACATGAAAGCAGGAGGTAGTTATAAAAAAGCTAAGATGACTGATGTAGCTAAATATGCAGCCGGAGGTAAAAAAGTTAATCCAGGTGCTATTAAAATGGCTACAAGCATTCTTAAAAAAGCAGGTAAGAAAGTAGTTTCTGCCGCTTATGGTAAAAAAGTTATACGTAAGAAGAAGTAATTTTATTAAACAAAAGAACAGAGAAAAATGGTATTTAATCACCCTTATTTAAAAGATAAGATCATTGACGTTAAGCCCGTAGAGGCTGGACAGAAATGGAAAGGAATTGTGTCTAACTATAGAGAGAAGGAGAATGATCCATTCTTATTCAAGAAAGTAGTTAAGTCATTTGAGCTTCCTTTAAACTCAGCCTCTAAAGGAGGAGGAGTAGCAATTATTATGGATTCTGTAACTAAGTCTGTTTGCCCTGATGTCATGAATGACTCCGGAAACGCAGAAGAGCTTACAGAGCAAGAGTACTTTGAAAAAATTATTGGTAGATCTTTAAACCCCTATCTTCCAAAAGATACAAATTTTTGGAGAGCAGATTCTAGGGCACGAGTACAGATTAGAGATGCACGTCTTCGTCTGGATCTTAAGAGCCCAATGGATATGTTAAAGTTCAAAATCTTATCTGCTAATGATTCAAAGTTTGCAGCCTCCCCTCAATCTTATCGTACTATTCGTAGAGCTAGTTACGAGTATGTATTTACTAATGTAGATGAGATGAGAGATGAAACACTAGAACGTTTAGAACTAGAAGCAAAAGCTTACTCACTGTTTGATTCAGTATGTAAGTCTGAGTCTGA